TCTTCTTCTGGCCTCCAGGTTGTTGTTGTTTTTGTTGTTGTTGTCGTTGTTTTTGTTGTTTTTGTTTTTGAGACTTCGAACTTGGTTTCTTGGTCTCGATAGTGATACCTACAGCAGAGTCAGTCATAGAATAAGCGGACAAATTCTTTGGTGGATAGTACATGGATGGAGCCGGTGACTCCTCCACGACCTCGGAAAGATTAGCTGGTCCTCCCGAAGTTGCAGTGTTATCACCCAACTCGTCACGAGAACCTCCATAAAGAATCACGCCGCCTCCACCTCGCGCACGTGAGGAAATGGGCTGAGATAGCCCATAATTAATTGCAGCTGCTGCGGGGTACACCAAATACTTATGAAACGCGTCAGATACTTTTCTACTGACATAGTTAGAAGGAGCACTAAGCCCAACAAGAGACAGAGCATTCCCAACAATGCCCGTATCATCTTCATCACTATAATCAGGCCGATAGGCAGAATCACGATCAATAAGATCACGATAATATTCATAATACGTCATTTTTCTTGTGGGACAAAAATATTTAGTATAATAATCCCTAACGTACCTATCATTGAACTCGGCCCAATCACTAGCCGTATAATAATCTATAACATGATGATCCATTGGTGACAATACATTCATCTCATTAAAATATTTTTCCAACATCAATTGATGGATGACTGTAATACCAAAAACTCTCTGCATCAATAAACGTGTTTGAACCTCAACAACCCTAACTGGCAAATCAGATGCCATCGCTTGTCGTTGAATGTCCATATGATACTCATCTAATTTTTCATAAACAGGCTTATACCCTTGAGTAATTCGGTAATAACATAATGCCATAGCCTGAATAATAGGACAGCCTGGGTATTGATAAAGCAAAGACATCGCACGTGACCTTAACAGACCTAACAACGTCTTGTCAGACGCATTTCTGTAACGCACAGAGACCCATGCTAGATTCATGATATACTTAATGGGGTCTGCGATCACTGTCATGGACTCAATGTCAAACAACTGTCCACAAAATGATGCTTCATTAAAATGATTAAAATACTCGGGTTTCACAAGGAATCCCAATTTCTTATAATTTTCTGGATCAATCATTGGCCCGACATAGGCCATTAGGCAATCATCTCCTTCAAATATGGCGGCTATCACGATGCCACCAATAAATTCTACAATAAAATTTGCGGTCGTACAATTGGCAAAACCGTTGCCAATAGATGTCGTATTCTCACCTGACATTCGTAGAGCCCACAAAAAGACAATTAAGAACTTAAAAATACACATATTCTTAGATTTAATAATGTCTAATAAGTGGGAAAATTCACATTTCTCAGGCAAAGTCGATATCATAAAGAGGTAAAACCAAAACTCTGCTCCTTCATAAAACTTCTTATCAAAAGAAGACTCAAACGAAGTGAAATCAGAAGCATATATTCTAACTAAATGTTCGTTGGGACGATCGGTATGTCCCACTAAATTACCGAACATCTTATATAAGTACCTAGGTCGATCAGGTACTGGTACCTTCTTTATGAAACACGGCAGGGAAAATAATTTCTTTTCAATAGCTTTAAGC